GACCACAACAGCCGGCAACATCGCTTTGGCTTCAACAGCCGTAGTAGGTAAAGCTTTATTAATGACCTACGATGTAACAACAACAAAATGGTATCCGAGCTATTAATGAACATCTATATTTATAAACCAATCAATCTAGTCAGCGATCAAAATGGAATTGTGGTCGCTGTAGAGTTTACTATTGAGGTTTCTGATGATAATGCTAGTTTTAGTATTGCAGGTTGTACGGCTTTACCAGCCCCCACAGGTAAAGTTATTGCTTATGAATTATTAACTAAAGATGATGTAATTGCCTGGGTGCAAAATTTAGTGGGAAAAGAAATGCAAGATCAAGCAGATACAGAATTAGAAGCCTATAAAGATCGTAAAGTTTTAACATCGGGAACACCTTGGCTATGATAGATTTCATGGTTTTAGCGCTTCCTCGATCTGGAACAGCTTGGGTCGCTAATCTTTTAACGACTGATACATCGCTGTGTATTCACGAAGCGTTTATGGATCACTCCATTGATGATCTGGATACTCGATCTTACGATGGGCTGTTAGGAATCGCTGAAACCAGTGCATTTATTAGAGTGGATGAACTTAACCTACACTCTGCTAAAAAGCTAATTATAGACCGTCCTTTTGATGAAATAAATAATTCAATAGTAAAGTTAGGTTTTAAAGCTATGCCATCATATTCGGCTGATTTGATGATTCAACTTAAAGGTTGTAGAATAGCTTATAAAGATTTGTTTAATTACGAAATTATGTCAGAAGCGTATTATTATTTACTGCGTAAAGAGCTTAACCAAGAACGGCATAAAATGTTATGTCAAATGAATATAGAAAACACCGCAGCTATTGAACGTGTCAGAGGGTTAGTATGAACAACATTATGGCTATTGCTAAGGTAGATATTACGCAGATACTATTACAGTTAAAACGTAATCCTCAGCTTTGGAATAGAAACCCTATTAGGACTAATACGCCTTCTAGTCCTCATTATGGATTTGAGGATATTCATGTTAGGTTTCGCGATCTCACTGAATATGATGGCGGTGATTGGGCTAAATTTAATGGCGAACACCGTTCATGCTGGTATAAAGAAGCAGATAGCCTTCCAGCTATTAAAGATTTAGCCTTTCAGTTAATGGCTACCGTGAAAGGCGAAGAACTAGGTGGAATCTTAATTTCTAAAATCCCTCCAGGCGGATTATGCAAACCCCATACTGATACTACTTGGCACGCCAAGTATTATGACAAATATGCAGTACAGTTAGAAAGCCATCCAGATCAAGCGTTCTGTTTTGAAGAAGGAGAGCATATATCTCCACCAGGTGAAGTCTATTGGTTTAATAACCAAGCCGTTCATTGGGTGCGTAATAATTCTCCGGTTGACCGGATCACATTAATTTTCTGTATTAAATCAGATAGGAGGTTTTCATGCCTTGGGGAATAGCAGCAGGAATAGCGGGGGGCGCACTAAGCGCAGCAGGGCAATCTGACGCAGCAGCGGCATCAGCCGCTGTTGCGAGAGAACAATTAGAATGGACTAAGAAAGTCTATGGAAACGCTCAACAAGACCTCAAACCTTACACGCATTTAGGTGAAGTAGGCGCTAAAGGTTATGAAGCTAATTTACCTTATTTAACATCGCAATATGGTATGGAGGACTATAAAAAAAGTCCATTATACACACCGATGGTACGGAACTTAGCTGAATTGCAAGCAACGCCCGGTTATCAATTCCAATTGCAACAAGGCCTGCAAGGGGTTCAGCAAGGTGCAGCTGCTAAAGGTGGCTTGTTATCCGGTGCGGCTGGTCAAGCCATGAACAATTACGCTCAAGGTCAAGCCGCTCAAGGTTATCAATCGGCTTGGGAAAGAGCGCAAAAAGCCTATGGTACAGCCTTTACTCAAGATTTACAGCAAAAAGCACAAATTGGAACGATGTATTTAGAACCTGCTAAGTTAGGTCAAAACTCTGTATTAGGCTTAGGTAATATCGGGGTAGGCGCGGCTAATGCAATGGCTCCAGCTTATCAAGCTTTAGGCGCTGCAAATGCAGCGGGCGCATCTGCTGGATGGACTGGCGCGGCTAGTGCAGTAGGATCATTAGGTAGTTTATTTGGTAGTGGCGGTGGTATTGGTTCATCAGGAGGTTCATATCCTGGTGGATCACCTTCATCGCAAGTTTCTTGGGGCTATCAACCGGGCTTAGGAGGCTAAAATGAGTGATTTAACTGAAATTTTAAAAATGCAATGGGAAGCATATCCTAACGCCTTAAAAACCGGACAAGATGCGCAAGCTAACGCTATAGCTTTACAAAATGCCCGTAGAGCGCAACAAGAGCGTGAAGGGTTAAAAGCTTTATACGCTAATCAAACTCCACCTTCCTATCAAGCAATAGGCGCTATTAGCCCTGAATATGCTCAAGCGGCAATGAAAAACCAGTTGGAAATGCAACAAGCCTTAATAGGTATGCAACATCAACAAGCGCAGACAAGCGATATACAACGTAAAGCTAATGAAGATCAATCAAAACTAAGAGCGCAAGCAGTAGTTCCAATCGTTGATATGTATAATGAAATGATAGCTTCTGGGGTGCCTAAAGATCAAGCGCTTTCACGGTTTCATTCTGTAAGTGGTCAAGCCATAGCGGGCCTTCAACAACAAGGTTTAATTCCTGAAAATTTTTCTTATAATGCTAAGGATATAACGCCTGAAGATGCTGAAAGAAATTCTGCTGGATTAGGGTTACTTTCGCGTAGACTTCAAGCAATGCTGAAAGGCTCGCAGACAACTGCGGAACAACAAGCTTTAGTTAGAGTAGGGCCTGTTATGACACCCCAGATGGCTCATGGTTCGGTAGAAATAGACCCAACTACAGGATTGTCATTTATTAGACCACCTCTTAAAGGAAATCAACCCCCTGTTGGCGCTCAACTTACAGGTAATGAAGGCGCAGGATATACTCCTGAACAAAACGCGCAATTCAATGTACTTCAAGAGTTATTGAACGCAAATCCTAATGATGAAGCTTTACGAAGATCAGTGATTGCACAAAGGCAAAAAATAGAATTGCAAGGCGGTGAACAACCTTCAATGCCTCAAAGTGAAATTGTTACGCCTCAACAATTAAGTAAAGCAAGGGTTGAACAAGCTGCTGAAAAAGAAGGTGCATTAATTACAGCTAAACAACAAGCTGAAGAACAGCAGACTATTAACAAATCGCTTAATTCATTTGAAACGCTTCCTGATATTAACCATATCCGAGATTTGGTTAAAGGTTCTATAGGAAGTGATATTGAATATTGGACTAATAGATTCGGTCAAACTATAGGTGAATCGTTAGCTTCTGGGGATATTCAATCTGCATTAGCGGTCGTTGCAAATGATATGGCTAATACTGTACCTTTTGCGCCAGGATCGCAATCAGATAAAGAATTAGCACAACGATTAAAACAAGTTGGTAATCTTGAATCTGATATGACTATCGATCAAAAAATGGCAGCGTTTGAAGAATGGTTCAAAAAAGAACAACGTTATATTGGAAAATATGGTAAATATTCAGATGCTGAATTGTTAGATTTGGGTAGGGAAGGTAAAATTACTCATGAAACTGCAATGAAAGTTCGTGCTAATCGAAATAAAGGTCAATAGCCATGAATGATGAAGAATTTACCGCAGCGTTTAATTCTAAACCGCAAGTTAATGATGCGTTTTCCCAAGCCTTTAATATTGCTACAGGTAAACAACCTGCCCAAGTAACCCCTTCTCCTTGGGAAGCTTATGGCGTGCCTAAATATCCTGCCCAAGAAAATACCCTCATGCGAATGGGGCGCGGTGCAAATGTCGCTTTAACTAAAGCTGGAACAGGACTGAAAGGCTTATTTGCTGATTTAACTGAAGAAGATATTGCCAAATTAAGAGCTGGTGAAGCCTATATGCAAGAAGCAGGGCTTCCTGCAACTTTAGGAGGTCTAGGCGTTGATATAGCTGCACAAGCAGCTGCTATGACACCAATGGGTAAATTACCGTTTCTCATGCGTGTATTAGGCGCTGGCGGTACTGCTGCGGCATTATCACCTGAAGATCGTACAAAAGCGGGAATGTATGGTGCTGCTGGTCAAGGTGTAGGTGAAAGTGTTGCTAAAGGATTAGGCGCTATGTTTAGAGGCCCTTCTGCTGCGCCTGGCGTTAAAGAATTTGTTGAAGCTGGCGGTGAACCTACTATTGGTCAAGCATTAGGCGGTGGTTTCAAACCGCTTGAAGAAAAAGCAACGTCTTTACCTTTTATTGGAACTCATATTGCTGAAGCTCAAAAAAGAGCATTAGAAAGTTTTAATACATCTACGCTTCAAGGTATTGTCGATACGTTAAATAAAGGTATTCGTACTACACCTAGTCAAGAAGTTGCATTGCCAGGTCAAACAGCTATTCAACGTGAAATTGTAGATTTAGGTAAAATTGAACCAACTGCGGAAGGGTTTTCTAAAGTTAAGAAAGCAGTTAGTAATGCTTACGATAATTTAGTATCTCAATCAAGCGGAGCAATGACCCCTGAGCTTGCATCTGGACTTCAAGGTATTAAAGACTTATCAAAAAATCTACGTCCTGAGTTTAGAAATCAAATTGATGATATTTTAGAAAACAGCGTAATCAGTCGTTTTAAAGATGGTCAAAGAGTAGATGGCAGATCATTAAAAGAAATGCTTTCTGAATTACGAACTGTTGGTGAAAGTTATGGTAAAAGTTCAATTGCTGATGAAAGACGTGTTGGCGATGCAGCTAAAGAAGCGGCTAATCAATTAAAGCAAATGATGGAAATGCAAAACCCTCGTTATGCTGAAGCATTAAACGCTGCTGATAATGCTTATCGTGATGTTAAACGTATGGAAACTGCAATGACATCAAGCGTAGGTCATGAAATGGCTACTCCAGCTTCACTTCTACAAGCTTTGCGAGGTAGAAACCGCGCAGGCTACGCTGAAGGTCAAATGCCAATGCAAGTATCTGCTAGACAAGCACAAGATATTATTGGTAATAAGTATCCTGATTCTGGTTCTGCTGGTCGATTAGGGCTTAACGAATTGATAGGTGCAGGTATTACAGGTATTCCTGCTGGACTTGCTACTTTTTTTGGAGGTAAAGCTTTTTATTCACCTGAACTTCAAAAATTAATGGTTGAACAATCATTAAAAGAAGCAGGCCCGATTAGATCAGCAGTTGGTCAAGGTTTATCTCGAATGGGGCCTTATGTAGGTTCTGTCGGAGCAGGCGCAGCGCAACAAAGATAACCATATTTTTAGGAATTGAAATGACTCAAGCTTACTTATCACCGATTTTACAAAACGCGCAGTTTAGCGATGATGGGACTTTCTTAAATGGAGGTCTTATTTGGTTCTACGCTGCTGGTACTTCTACACCATTAACTGCTTATCAAGACGCAGCTGGATCAATTGCTTGGCCTAACCCTATAATTTTAAACGCTAGAGGAGAAACAGGCGGTGAAATTTGGCTGAATGGCATCTACAAGATGGTATTGCAAGGCGCTCCTTTAGTCGGTGAAACTAATGGCCCTGCTATCTCAACTTTTGATAACATTTACGGTATCAACGCTCCGACATCGTTTGCACCTCCTTATGTATTTGCAGGCACGTCAACTTCGCAATCTAACACTGACATCTTCATGGGATGGAATGGTGTTAATTTTACTGCTTCACAAGATACTACTGATTTTGGGGCTAACTGGCCTATTAATATAACAGGCGCTGCTGGCCCTATTGGTCATGTAGCTGCTTACGCTGGCAATGTCGTACCATTAGGGTACTTAGAATGTAATGGCGCAGCCGTATCAAGAACAACATATGTTAATCTGTTTGGCGTCTGCGGTATTTTATACGGGGCCGGCGATGGCACAACAACTTTCAACCTTCCCGATCTAAGAGGATATTTCGTTCGTGGTTGGGATGATAGCGCAGGTGTCGATGTTGGACGTGTTTTAGGTTCTACGCAAACAGATTTAGTTGGGCCAATTACTGATCCTGGACATACGCATACTGACGCAGGGCATGTTCATGCTATGGGGCGTGTTGCTGGCGGTGATGGCTCTCTTAACTTTAATAGCGGTGCAGGTGTAGCTGATATTACTCCAGATACTGCATCAGGCGTTGCTGATATTCAATCCAGCGTAACTGGCATTACTGGTGGTACAGAAACCCGTCCTAAAAACGTAGCGATGATGTATATCATAAAAACATAACAAGGGTAGTTAAATGGGTAAATTATTAGGCTTATTTATATGGTTGAAATCAAGATTATCTGAGCCTAGCACGATGGCTTCAATAGCTGCCGTTTCTGCTTTAGGCGGTGTTAATGTTGATCCTGGCAAAGTGCAAGATGCGCTTAATATTGGATCAGTTATATTTGGGGCTTTAGGATTTTTTATATCAGAAGCAAAACCTTTAACTAAAGTTGATTAAAAGGTGGAAAATGTGCCTGATTTAAATTGCAGAGTTTCAAAGGTGGAGCAACAAATTGAAAATTTACTTCAAGATATTCATCAAGAACGTGAAGAATCACGCAGAAGATCGGATCGTATTTTCTTAGCGTTAGATGAACTTAAAAAAGATTCAGCTAACAATAGAGGCTTCTTCGGAGGGATTGTTTTTGCTGTTGGTGCTATATTTGCTGTAGTGGCATACGTTTTTGGTAAAGGTTAATGTCGGCATTAGAACTATTAATCAAACTCATTAAAGAATCAGAAGGATGTAAACTTACCAGTTATAAAGATTGTGTTGGTGTGATAACAATCGGCTGGGGTCAAACCAAAGGCATTAAAGAAGGCATGGTATGGACTCAAAACCAAGCTGATGAAGATTTAATTAAAACGGCATTAGAGGTGCTTAATCAAGCGATTAAAGCTTCACCCATACTAGCAACAGTTAATATGGAAAAACAAGCTGCAATAGCAGATTTTGTTTATAATTTAGGCATTGGTAGTTACACTTCTTCAACGCTGAAGAAAAAAGTAGATGCTAATGATTGGATTTCCGCAGCGTCTGAAATCAAACGTTGGGATAAAGCAGGCGGTAAGGTCTTAAAAGGTCTTACTATTCGTAGAAATAAAGAAGCAAATTTAATATTATCATGAACGAAATTACATTGTCATTGTCATTAGAAGAACTAAATATCATCATGAATGCATTAGGCGTTGGTCAATTTACTCAAGTTGCTCCAGTCATTCAAAAGATACAACTTCAAGCAGGCCCTCAAGTTCAAGCGATGCCTGCTGAAGAAGTTGAATAGTTACTTATTGAAACCTGGTATTGGTTCAATAGGTTGAATTTGAGGAAATGGGGCGACTAGCATAGCAGGTGCTATTTGCTCCATTGGCGGTAAGATCGGCATTTCAGGTGTAGCAATGTTTGTACCTAATGCCATTCTGTTGATTGTCATTCCATTAGTACACGTTGTTAAAGTACCAAAAGTCGTGCAGTTGATTGATTCTGCCATTGCACAATGCAAATTAAACAGTAATGAGATGCACAGCAGTACGGATAGGATCATGTTGATGATTCCAGCTTTATAAAGTTTATTTTCTAGCTCGTCACAGTTATAAAAGATCATTGTTGTTCCCCAAATAATTGATTGCGCTCTCTAGCCATCCTCAAGGTGCAAAAACGTTGATGTAGCCGTATCAAAACCATCGCACGTCTAGCACCTACTTTTTCCATCTCAAGAAGGGTTAGCACTTCTTCTTCTTCTAAATCTGGTAATACTTCATTTAGTTTTCGCCAACTTAATTTCATCGTAACTCCGCTATCGCAATTTCAGATAATGTGCATTTTTCCTGTAATACAGAATAAATGCGCTCGTCTATAGTATTTTCAGTCATTAAAATATAACACCACACTTCACGTTTCTGACCACTCCGGTGAATACGCCCGATTGCCTGTTCAAAATACTCCAATGACCACGGCAAGGATAAGAACGCTATCTTATTGCCGTGATGCTGAAGATTCAAACCATGCCCTGCGCTTTTAGGGTGCGCCAACAACAACTCAATCTGCCCAGTATTCCAACGCTCAACAGCATTATCATCATCTAATGTTTGAGCGTGAGGGTATCTCCGTTTGAGTTCTTCAAGTTCTTCCTTGTACATGTAAAAAATCATTGTACAATCTCTTTGATTTTCTGCAAGCAATTCTTCTAATCTATCGAATTTATGACTGGAAAACCAAATCGATTGTGTGGAAGTGTTAAACTTACCTGGCGACTTACTGGGTGTAGTTGTCGAGTGATAAACAAACCCAGAACTCATTTGCTGAAGCTTACCCGTCACTACTGCAAGATTAGTTGCAACCGCAGTTGCACTGGGGAACGCTACAACTAAATCCTTCTTCATAGTATTATAGTGTTCCATATCCATCTGGCATTTAATCTCAACCATGTGCAAAGGTGGCATCAGATCAGCGTAATCTCCTGCATCTAATAAATAGGTGGCAGGTTTAATGGTATTCATAATTTTAGGTAAGGAGTCAGGACGTGCAGCCCACTCACCATAATCACGATTCATTAGAACAAAATACTTTTGTAGGAAAGCGTTTTTGCTTCTGCCTAGCAATGATTGGTCTACTACTTTACATTGCCCAAACACATCTTCTAAACCATTGCTAGTAAACGATCCGGTCAATCCCCAACGTATCTTGAACAGGTCTATTACTTTTATCAAAGCTTTAAAACGTGATCCAGACGGGTTTTTCAAACGTGTCAGCTCGTCAAAAACAATTCCGTCAAAGCCTTTAAGTAAGTCTGGACGTTCACGGCAAAGCCATAACAGATTGTCGTAATTGGTAACGACGATATCTGAACATGATAAAAATGCCCCCACTCTAATTTTTGTTAGTCCTACTGCTACTTTAATCGTTAATTTAGGCGACCATTTAAGCCCTTCCTGCCTCCAAACATCAGTACACACACGCTTAGGTGCAAGCACTAAGAATCGTTTAACATGCCCATCCTGAATCATTGCTTGCATAGCTGTTAGAGTGATGGCCGTCTTGCCAGCACCAACTGGCGCAAGAATCATCGCTCGATCACGGCTGTACAAGAAGTCAGCAGCTTCATCCTGATAAGGTCTTAAAACCATTGATTTCTCCAATTTAAATAAGCTTCACAAGGAGTGCGTCCATATCCTGCAATTTCGTAAGGGCCTCCACATACCCAAAATCGACCTACTCGTTTAATTTTTGGTTTCATAACTGCGCTCGTTAGCTTTAAAAACGTTTTTCTTGTTGTTAGTTGTCTTATTAGCCATTTTTATCCTTCTCCAATGCCGTGAGCTTTTTCTACTCTTCTTATCCATCTGATGACGTATCTGACTTGATGATCGTCCATATTTTCAACAATCCCTTCTTTATCAAGAGCATATATAACATCTTCTGTTAATGGTTTGGGTGGTGCAAACTCATTGACCCCTTGTCTAAACCCTTTCCCATACCATTCAATCTTTGTTTCTGCTAAAAGAGGCTCAGGCTCTTGCTCAGGTTGTGATAGGAGTTTCTTAATTCTTTCTGGTAAATCTCCACAATGCTCAGTGTTAAGACCTAACGGATCAAAATATTCTAAAACTTCATTTAGTAACTCTCTTTCAATGCTCATAGTAATTCCCCCTAAAATCTATAAAAAAATCACACTCATGTTGTTTTAATTCTTTCTTAAAATCTCCGTGCCAAAAATAATCTTTTGTATCAATTTCTATACTTAAATATCTGGCACAGTTTTGTTTCTTATCGCAGTTACTTCCTAAGCAACGTGCGTTTTCATTCGGCAGTGGATACTTCATCTTCATAATAATCTCCAATTC